CACCCCCCACTCATGCAACCCACACAGGTAGATCCCGTAAAATACCCTATCTCTCCAAGAGAGCGGGTGGATCACCTTAGCAGCTCATCCAGCTTGTGCCACACGCAACCAGCCCGAAGCGCCAAATACTCCACCAGCCAGTCCCATGGTATCACCTCATCGGGGTTTACCGCCCTCACGTCTAGCTTTGGGTCAGCGCCCGCAGAGTTTAGCAGCTCACGCGCCGTCCGCTCGGTGGTAGCCAGGCAAGCTGTAATCTCAGCCAGGGTGTAGTATCGGATCGGATTCTGCCGGCAATCCCGCCCATCGTTAGCCAGGCTGCAGGTCTTACAATCACCTTCGTTCTGCGTACAATAATTGGGTCGATTCATGGTCAATTCTCCTATGTAATTCTAGAATGTGGGCAGCCTGACCAGGCACGTTTGCCAGCCAGGCCGCCCGTTACGTTGTTACTGCGTATGGGTAGTAACAAGGTCGCGCCGGTATCGGTACGCTGCTTGTTTACAAGCACTCGAACACCAGCGGGCGCGGTCGCTCGAAGTCGTGAAGTGTTTCCCACAATGGCCGCATATCCTTCTAAAGGTTCGTTTTTGGGTTGGCGTCGGGTTCACAGCTCGCCTCCATCCGCCACGTTTGGGAGGCCGTCCACTTCGGACTCGTACACTCGTGCCTGAGGATGGTTGCCGTTGCTTCGAAGCAACTTGACCAGCTCGCCCAGCTTGTCAGGGTTTATCCCGTCGATCACCACTGACCGGACCGGCTTAGCCTGGCTTGTCTTTGCGGGCGTCATCGCTTTATGGCCGGGCACAACACCCAATGTTTGGGCTATTATCTCACGCGCAAGAGACTCAGCCGCTTCACTTACGGCTTGCTCAATATCGGCGCCCTTAGCAGCTTGGGCAATTCTTGCGCTCAGTACTTCTTTGACAGAAGCCGCTAGAGTCTCTTTGGTGGCACGTTCTCTTTGTGAAGGGTCCAACATAAACAATAGACTCCAGCCCAGCCCGCAAAAAACAGGGGTAGCCGGCACGCCGTAAAAGCGGTACATCATCAGCCATTCCGGGAGGGCCAGGACGTTGGCTTGACTGACAAGCGCATAATCCAGCACCACGTTTGCAAAGATCAACACCAGGTCAAGCCCATAAAAGGCCAGGGCCGCGAATCTTTGAAGCGGGGCATGGGTCCACCAGTGAAGCGCCACGGGCAAAAACATTGCCGATACTTCCAAGCAGATCACGCCAAGGGCCGCCCAGATGATCATGTCCTCCTGGATACCCCTTGTCATCAGTGAAAAGTTATGCACGGTAGAATATGCAATCATTCCCAGGTAGACCAATATCCCGGCGAAGATCGCCAGGCTCTTGAGGGCGCGGTTGCGTCCTTCGCTCATTATGTCTCCAACACTTGAATTAGTCATTTTGTTCTCCTTTGCGTACCGCCGCCCATCGAGATAGTTGGGCTTGGCTCATTTTCTCCCTCGTTTCGGGGGTGTGCTTATAACCCAGGGCATACTTGTTACCCAGGCTAGCTTGTCTATTTTTTTCCCTGGCCTCAGGAGTATGCTTGTAACCCAGGCTAGCTTGTCTATTTTTTTCCCTGGCCTCATCAGAAACCTTGTGACTGTGACCTAGGCCGTACTTATTACCTAGATTCCTTTTTCTGAGTCTTTCCTTGTGTTCGGGAGACATTTTTTTACCCAGACTGGCTTGTCTCTGTTTTTCCTTGGTCTCAGGAGTATGCCTCGTTCCCAGGTGGGCTTGTCTAATTTTCTCCCTCGTTTCGGGAGACCGTTTCAAACCCAGTATGGCTTGGCGAGTTTTTTCGTTAGCCTCAGGGGTATTCTTTCGCCCAAGGCGCCGCTTGTTACCCAGGGCAGACAGGCTCATTTTCTCCCTCGTTTCGGAAGTGCGCTTCGTTCCCAAGGGTGAATTAGCAACGCGGTGAATATTGTACCCAGGACGGAGAGAGTCTATCAGCCCTTGCTCGTAACGCAGTAGCTCAAAACTCTCGCAAAAAAGTAAGGGGCTGAATACGAACGCATCCTCTCCGTACAGATTGAAGGCGTTTTGGAGGTGCCGGTTGCGATGCGTCCCTAGTCTCAAAACGTGGAAGTGTTCGGTCATGCGCGCACGTAAATTCACAGCAGAACCAAGATAAAGCTTGCCACTTAGGACGTTAACTATTTTATAGACTCCGGGGCAAGTATTCATGGTTTCACCTCCTCACAAAAACGCCTGGCAATCCAGGCCATAGCCCCATTCCTGCCGATCACCTGATACCAGTACGAGTCCGGTTGGGTGGGGGATAAGTCCAGCTCATCGCCCTCAGTGACATACCCGATTACCTCACACATCGGGCAGCGCCGCAGGTAGACCGTCCCATCTTCCAGGCCGGTTGTGACAATGCAGCTTGCCAGGGTTGGGGTAGGTGGCGGGGTGTTGGAGCCCTCCGGGCTGGTGGCGTGAACAGTCCAGGTAATGGGCGATGCGTACATCGGGGGTTGATCCGAGGGTATAACGGGCTCATCTGTGGGGGGGCTGGCGCAGCCCGTGAGTCCCCACACAGTACACGCCGCAAGCAAGATCATAAAACCCAATACTACAGTCGACTTAACCTTGAACATATTACTGCCTCCTTGCGGGGCAATAAAATGCCCCGGCGAATGATCCACCAGGGGCAGCAGTTTGGTATAATTCTTGTAGATCGGATCACCGCCCGCCGGTGGTTTGGTTTAGGCTCGGTTGGGTGTATTCGCACTCAGCCGGGCCGCTTTATTGTTACGGTCAATCTTATACCCGTTTGTTACGCTTGTCAAGCTATATTCGCAAATTCTGCTATTAAAGCAATAAAAGCGGACTATGCAGTTAAAGCAAAGTCCGCTTTATAACTGATAACTTTACTGGCAGCTATAAGCCGGGTAGAGTCTTTTGGGTCTTCGTTTGGATCTCGCCCGCTTCGAAGCGCCGCATAAAGTCACGTAAAGCCCAACAGGCCAGCTCGTGCCGCTTCATGCCCAGCTCTTTGGCAATCGCCGCCAGCCGTTGCCACTCCGAATCTTTTAGCCCAACACCCACGGCTTTAACTTTATCTTCGGGCTCTTCTGTTTTGGTAAAAACGTTTAGCTTTGGCTTTGCCATTTTTCTATGCACTCCGCAAGTTGTTTGTAATATTCGGCCAGGTCCGCACGGGTGACAGGTTGCCCAGCTCCTGCCGATCGGGCAAGCTCCGCCCGCTTGGGGATGATCACGGGCAAGACAGGCACACCGCCCGCTCGAAGATCCTCGAGGGCTGCCTGGTGCAAGTTTAGCCGCTTGTCGTATTGCGTGACCAAGACGCCGATAAACTCAAGCCCTGGGTTAAGCTCCGCCCGAATAGACTCCAGGCTTTGCAAGAATAGTGACAGGCCGCGCAGCCCCAGCGCATCGGGCACTACGGGCGCTATAACCCCATGGCACGCTGTAAGGGCATTGACCACCAACATACCCAAAGACGGACCGCAATCGATCAGACAATAATCATAAGCCAGGTTTGCCAACGCCTTTTTTAGCACCGTCTCTCTGCCCATGCGGACCGTAAAGCCCAGCTCTGAATTAGATAAGCTTAAGTCACTTGGAGCCAGGTCTAACCCATGGGCGAGCGGGCGGATGATATCTGCCATGGCCAGGCGTCCGGGTTTGCTATCCCCCAGCACGTCGGCCAGGCTTCGCCCGTTGGTATTCTCAACTCCTACGGCCATTGTCAGGCTTGCTTGTGGGTCTATGTCAACCAGCAGCACACGCCGCCCCAGCTCAGCCAGGGCATAAGCCAGGTTTAGCGCCGTGGTGGTTTTGCCGGTGCCGCCCTTCTGAATTGCCAGGCTGATAATTCGCATGGGGGGGATTATCGCCGCGCTGGTCAAGCAAGTCAAGCAGTTTTTTCAAGCCTTGCCATAGAAGCAAGCGGCGCTATAAAAGCGCGGTTCGCCAGGATCGCTTGTAGGGCGTTTTCAGGGGCTCAATGGCATTCTTTACAGGTAGACGCGCAAAACGCCTGTGGGGGCATTTGGTGGCTTTTCGCAGGCTGTGCGAGGCCTGTTCTTGAAGCTTCTCAGAGAATGCGGGGGGGGGTGGGTGGCTTCTCACTATCACTCAGTGATAGTAACGGGCGTAAAATTCACCCTCCCGCGCCTGGGGTAAACATGCAGAGGCGCCAATTGGCGCTTCTGCATATAAGTTCACCCCCCCGCGCCTGGGTGGGTCGTAACCTCCTTTCATCCAGGAAGGATGTTTCAAGAGTTGCAATCTATCAGCGCGCCTGGGTGGGTCGAAACATCCTTTCATCCGGTAAGGACGTTATATTCGTTGCAATCTATCAGCGCGCCTGGGTGGGTCGGTCCATCCCAAATTTGATATTCGAATATCAAATTGTCGCAACGCATTGCGGGGTGTGCTGGCCTGAAAATAGTTAAACTTAACACACGCCAACCTACACGAATTTAGCCTACAAATAAGGGTTATAAAAATATCGAAAAGGCGGCTAAAAATTAAACAACGTACTGGATGACCTGAAAGGCAGAAATTCAACACACGCCAACGTGAGCGGAGTTGCGGCCTTCTCACTACCCGCCAGTGATAGTAACGGGCGCAGTTATCTCACCAACCAGCCCGACAAAATACAAGCCAGGGGCATTATCCCCAGCCCTACTGCAATCAGCATTTTTACGATTGCACGCCGCGTGCCAGTGAGAATATCGCCATTATGAGTAGGGATTGCAACTCGACCACCACCAGGCCCCACGATCTTTGTATGCCGTCCGCCGTTTTCAATTCTGCCGCCCTTGCTTTCAGCATACGAGAAGAAGTCACGGGCAGTTCGGCAATCATCCAGCAGCTTCGGCTTGCTCATTTTGGATCCTCTCTTGCCTTGTATGCTCGAATTGCAGCGATTTCCGCCTCTTGAAGCGCCTCATCCAGTGGCGCAAAGCCTCCGCCCAAATTAGTACCAAGTGCATCTGTGAAGGCCAGAATCATATCCAGCAGCTCCTCAGCTTGTTCGGCGGTAATATCTTCGATCACAAAACTAAAATCCCAATCTTTTTTTTCCATGTTTTCCTCCGTTATCTCACCAACCGGCCATGATAGGGCACGTGTAGCAGTCCAGCCGCTTTCTCTTTGGCAGCTTCGGGCCGCCGGTCATACCGCTGAGTCGTGGTCACAGAGGCATGTCCAGCCATGCGCGCCACGGTTGCGATATCCGCTCCAGCATCGAGCAGGTCACCCACAAAAGTCCTCCGCATATCGTGGGGGCTGAAATCCTTGACGCCTGCCAACGTTGCCCGCTTCTCAAACATGTTGTAGATGGCTTGGGTAGTCATGCGCCGGGCCTGCAGGACGCCGCCCTTATTGATCGGCCAGAACAGAGCGCCAGGCTCACTTGCCCGGATCGCCAACCAGTCAGCCATTGCCCGCGCCGCTCCGTTGACTAAATACGCGGTCCGCTCTTTATTGCCTTTGCCGTGACGGACCAACACCCGCCCGGAGGTAGTGTCGTAATCTTCCAGGTCAAGCCCGACAATTTCAGCCCTTCGAAGGCCGCAAGAATAAGCCAGGGCAATCAAGGCCGCGTCTCGAACGCCTGCCGGGCTGGAGTCGTTCTCACAGCACGCCATAAGCGCCTGCAGCTCACCACTTGCCATGCCGCGCCCGCGGGGGAGGGTCGAACCTGTAACGCCGCGTATACTCGCAATCCCGCCCGCCTCAGCCTGTCCCAGAAGCCCATTATCGACCGCCTCTTTTGCTAACTTGCGGATTGCCGATAATTTCAAATTGACGCTGGCTGGCGTAAACCCCCGGTCGATCAAATAAGCTTTGTACCGGTTGACGGTTGCCTTTATCAGGCCGGGCTGCCCCTGGCTCATATACCAAAAGATAAAATCGTCAAGTGCTTTTCTGTAAGCTTGCTTACTGTGTTCGCTGCTGAGGGAATCAATCGCAAGATTAATAATACCCTCGTAATCACCAGCTCCGTGAACAACAATCGAGTTAATCAGATCGCTCATCTGCCTATTCCTTTCCATAACAGTCATTATAATAAGCTATTATAAGCCATTCTATGGGCTTGTCAAGCATTTTTAGCAGGTTTAGCGAATATTGCTTAGATCGCAAATTGCTAATAGTTGCCGATGTGGATCGGCGGCAGAAAGCCTACCTCGTAATACACGACAGGTGCTTTTTCAAGATACCAAACGGGCAAAGCCACCGCAAGGATGTAATCGTCGTGGGCCCCCTGGCGGGCATTGTAAGAGTCGTGCGCGGTTTGCGGGTCAATCTTCACCTGGTATTTAATCATCTCATCAACCAATGTGGGCGTGTCGGGTAGCACTTGCGCAAAGCCCAGCCGCTTCTGCTCGATCAATATTTTCACAGCATCTATAATGTCACGTTTGGGAACGTAGTAGACAAGCGACCCCTCCTCGTGGATCACCTGGTCGCCTCCATGAATTTTGATAGAGATGGGTTGCAGCCCCGCCTCATAAAGCAAGTCGATCACGGGCGCGCCGACTCCGGTCGCATCGACTACCAGAACACATTTTCCGATAAGCTCAGGCGTAAAAAGCATGTTCCTGATTTTCCTGACCATCTCCGTATAAGGCATTCCCAAAGGATAACGTTCCAGGTGTACGCACTGGTAGTCGTATTCACCAATGATGGGCTTTCCAGCCAGGTCTACCGGGCCAACCACGTCCAGAACAGCCACGGCTGTGAAGTCCGCAGTCTGCCCTAAGTCCACGCCCATTATGTAAGTTTTTTTTCTTGTCATTGTACGCCTCCGAATAACGGTTTAATATCAGGACGAATCGCAGCCATTACTAAGTCGTAACTGAATACAGAATTTACGGTCTCTACGAATTGGCACAGGTACTCTTGCTTGAACCACCAATCGCCCATGCTCCGCCGCTCCTCCGCCAGAAATTCGGGAGATATGCGCGGGTTTTCGGTCGCTCGAATCTCTATCCGCTCCCACACATCCCCGCCGTCCGATGTACCCATCGCCGATGTACCCATCGCCGTCCACTCATCAAAGAAGTGCCCGCGCTTCCCGAATGGAGTCGACATAAGAATCAACGCGCCGTTCGAGACGGCTAACATGGGTCTAACAGCCCGGTATAAGTCGTCGTCGACCCGGCTGGCCTCGTCCTCGATGATTAGTGAAGCCCCGGAAAAGCCGCGAATGGTTGCTTCACTGGATGGCAGTGATACGATGCGGGATGCATTGGCGAAAGTGCAAGAGAGTTTATTATCTTCTGGCAACTCAGGCGGCACGTCCAGCCGGGCCATCCAGTGTGTGACCTTACGGAATAACTCGGATGATTGCCGCAGGCTTGGCGATACCAGCAGCACTAAAGACTCCGGATAGTAAACCGCTCTATGCAGCGCCAGGATCGCCGCCGTGGTTGACTTGCCGCTCTGCCTGGCACAGTTAAGCAATAGCCGCCGCCCTGCCCCGCGTAGAGTCTTTACTTGCCACGGGTCGGGCGTGGTAAAGCCCAAAGACCCGGCGAATATGCACGGGTCTAAGCCGGCGCATAGATCATCAGCTAGATTCATTAGTTTGTATACAAACTGCGAGTGCCCCCACCACGGCCAACCTTGCCTCAGGATACGACTCCAGAGTCTTTAGCAAGCGTGAGCGCAATTGCAGCCAGTCAGGATTAGTAATCAGCACGTTCACGGTCTGATTCTCTTGCAGCTTGCCGGCAAGCTTGCATAACAATTCCAGATTCCCGCGCGCCTCACGGATCGCCGCCAAGGCTACCACCAGCTTGCCGTCCTTCTCAGCCGCGGCCAGAATATCCAGGGCATGCTCTTGTAAATAGCGCACTTGTTCAAGAAGATCATCGGCGGCCGCGACTCGCTTCGCCTCTCTTGCCAGGGTAAGGGCTGCCGGGATATGCTCACACTTATGCCGGTAAACACTAGTCAAAGCCAGGCTGTATTTTTCCGCTATGTTCCTGTACTTCTCGCCCTGGATCAGCTCCGAGTCTATCGCCTCCCGGTCAGCGTTCGTGCAAATCGTGCATCTTCGAGGCATAGTTAGCTCCCTCCAATATCCGAGAGCGGAATGCAGCACCAGCCAGGCCCGCGGGTCGCTGCCAAAGACCGAACCACCAGCCTGGTCCAGTCCAGGTCAGGCCAGTCCAGGTCAGGCCAGTGCGATGTATACATCGACAACGACTCCAGCTCCAGCTCCAGGGCGCTAAAGTCAGGCCATTCTGGCGGGTCTAATTCAGGCCACGTTAGCGCGTCCAGGTTTGGAATGTCCGTTTTTTGCATTTTCCCTCTCAAGAGTCGTCGTCTTCTTGGCCTCGTTTGCCACCTGCAAGATGTATACCGGCCAGGTCTGAATTAGTATCTTGCGAAAGCGTTGCAGCTCGTTTTTGTTTAAGTTTTCTGTTTGTTCCTTCAGTGTATCCAATATTTTTACCACCACGCGGCACCTCCATTTTCAATATCCGCTCGAATATCTCATCCGGCTCTAACACCAGGTTGGCGCACTCAAGCCAATACGAAGCGTCGGTTATCAGCCAGATCAACGCGTCGCAGGCTGCAATCGGGTCACGGCCTTCAAGCTCGAAGCACGCCCTACTTACGGCTGCCGCCGCCAGCCGGATAATGGGTTCATCGGGTCGTGTGTAGTTGTAATTGACTCTCGTGCTCATCTTGTACCTCGATCCTTACCCATAGAGACTCTGCACCAAAGCGCTTGCCGCAAGCGGGGCAGTTTGCCATAAGCGCAAGTCCCAGGGTTCGCACGTCTCGCAATTCAGCCAGGCGATGGTAAAGCTTTCCACACTTCGGGCAACGCAGCTCCGCCATTACCGGCTGCCTCGCATAGACTCATAGCGTTCCTGTTTTTCGATTGTCCAAGCGCGGGCAGAATAGTAAGGCCAGGTATAGAGAATGTTAGTTGGCGTAGTAATCGTATATTGGATTCCCTGAAGCGCAAATAACTTTTGCGACTGGTTGGCTTGCAGCTTCGGGAAACTATCCGACATGGTTGCCCTCTGCCCCATAATACTGTCAAGCTCATCTCTGTCCAGCGGAACAGTTGCGGTTGTCTGCAACCGGCCACTAATGCTCGACCTGGGCGATTTAGGACTAATAACCGGGTCAAGTAATGAAAAATTGTTACTGTAAAAGCCGGGAGTAAATGCGCTGAGCGTCGAAGCGGGATCACGCTCAATCTCTCCAGTCCATTCGTCGATAGGCCATAGAATAAGGTCATGCAAGTTTATATCGTGGTTGCCTGCCGTTAGGGCTGTAAATAGCAGCACAATAATTTTGTCGGATGAGTAGCCTTCACCCACGGCTGGCAGATCGATAATCCCGAAATCAATTAGCTCTTCGAGTATCGGAACGGGCTGCGCCTGCCCGCCGATTCGAAGGTTGTACGGCGCGGTCAGATCGGCTGAAACGGTCACGTTCCCTTTTACCGCTCCGCCTAATATATTTCGCATCCGCGCCATAACCCTATACTTTCCCTGGTAACAGAGCGAGGCGTAATCATAAATTATTAGGGTGATGTATTCCGTGCTTGCCGTCGTTACCCGTACCCTGGTAATCCAAGTTGACGGAGCGGTGATATCGTAAACGTTCGTATAAGTCCCTCCCGGCCTGGTAAACACCACCTGGATACCAGGTTGGTTCTTGGGTTTTGTGGTGAGTAAACTAACCTCCTTGGTCAAGTTTATATAGGGCGTGAACCAACTTGCGCGGGAGGCCATGTTTATATCCCGCTCCGCATGGCTGCGCAACGATAAGAGCGTCCTTCTTGGCATAACTGGCAGGGCCGTCGAATCGTACAAATACAGTTGGGTGTTATAACTAATTCTGGCAATCGCCCCCAGATCGCCATAAATAGAATTAGTCGCGGCAGTCTGGGCAATCTCGATTGCAGGCGATGAAATCAAAGCCGGGCCAGCTATGATACTCATTTGCCCACCCCCAACTGCTGTAAAGGTCATTCGATACCAATAAGCATAATACCCGTTGATCCAGGTAGCCCCTATTGGCGCGCCAGCAGCAGATGGCGGTTCGGTTACAATAAGTAAAGTGGTTTTTCCCCAATTCACAGTCGTATTGTAATTCGGTACAGCTGCCCAAACACCGCCGACACTATCCCAATACTCGATAATAAAACCGTTTGTGATGGGCCAGGTCGTAGAAAACTCGAATACAACCGCTTGCGGAATAGCATTCCCCTGATAGACTCCACATCCGAAATAGAATAGATCGCCTGCCGCAATAGCAGCTGTGGGAAGTAAATTAGACGGGTTGTTATCAATCACGTTCGGGCCGAATGTTCCCAGCGACACGTCATTCCAGAAAGCGTAGTCTAACCCGCACCCCTCCCGGTCGGCATTTATCGAGTATGCCCGCTCGAAGTCACAAAAGAAACTGGTATAGTTTTCTAAATATCTCTCGACACCAAGTAACGCAGGCTTTGGGTATCTCGAGGAGTCTAGAATGTTATTCGAATAAAATGGTGCAAATGAGTTAACCCAGGTCACACTGGCCGCCGCCGTTGCCGCCCAGGTATAACACCCATTTGTCAGGCAGATCGTATTGGCGTCATAGTCAGGCAGCTTGTTATAGACTCTCGTTCCTAAAGCATCCGCCCGAACAGAGTTACTTATCCTTGTCCAGGTCAGCCGACTACCAACCGTTGCGCGGTTTGTAAATAGTCCAGTTCCAGCCGCGCTGGTGGATCCAATGTACAGATCGGTTGCAGCGTCGCCTATATAGTTTATTGTTCCATCCACTGGAACGCCGCCAGCAGCCACACCACCAATTGCCACCGAGAAGCGGTGGTTGGCATGAGTAAATTTGATTGCGATATGTGTCCAGCCTTGCGGGTTGACTGGTAGAGCGTTGACTGTAGTCAATGACGCATCCACGCCTGTAAAATCGGCAAAGCACGAGATAGTTCTACCTGCATCGACCTTGGCATACCACCCAGACTTCCAGAACAGATAACCGCTGCCCGCACCAAAGTTTAGATCACCATAAATCCAAATCTCTGCTGTAAAATCCGTATCAGGTAAATTATCGAATGCCGCATCCGCACTGTAAAATCGGTAAGGTGCTCCACTTGCATCCGGTGATATCCACATCACCCACGGATAACGGTTGTGGTTTCGGACCTGTACGCAGTCAGCCGTCATTGGCGCTTGTGCTTGCCAATAAGTATGCTCGATACCAAGCACCAAGTCAGTCATGGCATACTCACCCGTGGATGATCCTGCCATAGGCATTTGATACGGGTTATCGTCACTTGGAAAACGCCCATCCATGATAATCGCATAACGCTTATGATCCTCGCACTCGCCGCGCGCTTCGATCCACACAGGCCCCGTTTGCGTGCCGGTAATCCAGTAAGCAGAAGCTTTGCGCAGCAGCCGGCGCATCTCCTGCGCCCAGAAAATACAGTCATTCGCGCTCGATCCCTGGATACCAACCGAGAATGTATCCGTGATGTTGCTATACTGCTCCATCGCCAGGCGTCGCCCATCCACGAACGGACTTTCCTGCCAGATACCGCCGTTCTTCGGCTCAGCGGTCGAGGGCCGCCAGTCATCCAGATAAAAGCCGGACTTATCGCTGAGTAACGGGATCGTCGTTTCTCCATCGGTCAAATTAAGTAAACTTAACATGTTTTACGCTCCTCTTGCATTTGTCGCTTCACTTGCAACGCCCGCTTTGCTTGCTCGAATAGCTATCCAGGCGGATAAAAAATATATACGCTAACTCTTATTGGCAGCTTTTGCGTCAATCCGCTCTTGCCAGATTATCCATATCACTAGTCTTTTGGAACAGTGATACGAGTAATTTATGCTTGCCAATATTGGCGGTATTCATAACAGCCACGTTACCCCATTTTGTTCTAAATTTTCTTAGGTCCGAGGGTATGGGCAATAATCGCGGTAAATCATCTTTACGGTTACGAAAAGCCGATTGTCTGCATTTTGAAGAGCAATAAATTTGATCGGTCCTTTTCGGTAAAAAAGACTCAAGACAGGTTGGGCAGGTCTTATTGTCAGTCATTTTGTACCGTCACTTTGTGGGTGATAATTGCTCTTGGCGGCTTCGCCCTCTAGGGCCTCGTGCGCCGCCAGGTAGGGCAGCAGCCAATCAACCAGGCTGGCACCGGTCAACTTATAATCGTTTATGTCATGCGCCCCGGCGGGCAGCAGCGCCAGCTCCACAAAATCAGATATTTGCGCCAGAGATGAAATCCCCCTTTGCCCCTCTTCGTCATCATCATAGCAAGCTAAAATCCGCTGCAATCCTAAGAGATAAGGCCCCCAGGTTGCCAGGTCGGGCCGGTTGGTTGCACTCCCAAAAGTGACAACGGTCACCAGCTCCTGCAGCTCTTGCCAGGCAATCAAGCAATCAAATTCACCCTCACAAAATAATGCAATGCCCGGACCTGTTAGCAGATCATCCGAATTGAAGATTGCCGCCGGTCGGCTGCCAGTGACACAAATATATTTTTGCCCGCCTGGTTTAGCGGGTAATCTAATCTTGATGTACCACACCTCGCCCCGGACAACACCAGGGATCACCACGCCACGCGGCACCCATAAATCAACCACATTTTGCCCCGTAGAATAGCCCAGGTTAAATCTTTCTATCGTGGACTCTCGCAAGCCGCGCCCCTTAAGATATTCCAGGGCTTTCTGACCACCCTCACCCCATAGCTGGCTCTTGCAAGTTTCGATCACCTGGCGGGCTGCAACCTGCCAATCCTCAGCCGGCGCACTATAGGCCGGGACCTCGGGCGGTCGCTGCCGCTGCCCGCTCCTGTCCTTGGGTAGCTCGCCCCCAGCCAGGCGCTTGCACGCGGCTATAAAATCGCAATTATCCCGGCGCATGATGTACCCAATTGCATTATCCCAGCGCCCCTCTGTGCAATGACGGCACATCCATACGCCCCGATCGTGGTAAGGCTGTATTCTAAATCTATCCTTGCCGCCGCAATGTGGGCATGGCCCCGCCCACTCGCCGCCGTTGGTCGATGCAACGCGTTTCAATGTGGTGTCGTGCTCCACCAGGGCCAGCAAATCAACTTGCTCTAAAATGGCCTGTTTATCGATCATTATGATCCCGCAGGGTGGCATATATAATCATAATCATAATAATAATAAACACTATCTGAATTGTCATTATTATGATCATTATGATTATTATATTGATTATTATTATTATTATTATTATGTGTCTTATTGAGGGTATCAGGGAAGGACATACGGCACCTCCCTACCTATTTTCTCGCCTTTCTTCACCTTGCCAGCCGACCACAATTCAGCAAGCGCCATAGACACATTGGAGGCCTCTTTGCCCAACCACTTTGCAATACTGGCGGTGGTAGCAAGCTTTCCGTCGTCAATAATCCCTTGGATTGCCTCAATAACCTCACCCTTGAAGCTATCTTTGCGCACGTCCCCCGCCTCGCCTTCGTTCTGCCAACACCGGGTAAGGCCATCCCAACGCAGCGCAAGTTCTCTCTCTTCCACTTCACGTCCGATAATCTTTAACGTCGCGCCGTGCCTGCCTTGCTCTCTGTACAGCCCCAGGGCGCAATCTATCGCCGCCGCCTTGCCTGTACTCCCCATTATGTCATCGATCGGGTTGCTTTCAAATCCGTTTGGCTTGCGGAGGTGGTCATTACAAACCACTGATATGCCGTGATTGATTGCCATACCTTGAAGATTACCGATAACGGAGGACATTAAGGCCAAATCCATTTGATCATCGCCGCCCAGGGCGCGGGTAAGCGTGTCAATAATAATCAGATCGTACCCGTGCATAGTAATCTCGGAATAGATCAGCGTCAGTCCGTCCGCTGATAGTTTCGGCCAGGTGGTTTCAAATCTTATCTGCGCACTCGCGGGTATGTTGTGCGCCCTAATCCGGCTCTGCAGACGGCGAGGGGAATCTTCGTAAGCTATAAATAGAACCTTATGTTGTTCTACCTTTACACCCAAAAAATAGCCGCCTGTGCCGCACGCGTGCGCGAGTTGTAAGGCAAGCCATGACTTTCCAACCTTCGGCCTGCCAGACAGAAAAGTCAAACCGTCGGGGATCAGTCCAGGGACCGCCCATTTTGGCTCCGGGAAGGTGGCAGCCAATAACTCGGATACAGTCCACGATGTTTTGACCGGATCTGAAATGTCATTTTCGACGGGAGTAGACTTGGGATTTAAAACTTGGTTTTGGAAGTCGCGCCGTTGGGTAGTCGTTAGCGCCTGGTAGTTCTCGACAGCTTTTTTAACTTCTGAATCAGCTTGCTTCTCGTTTTCGTTTTTTCGTGGTACAATTTGGTTGGTCATTAAGTACTCCTTTTTGACCGCCCGTCGTTGTTCGCAAGGTCCCCTAGCCGTGGGGACTTTGCGTTTTAAGGCGGGTTGGTTCGGGTTAGGTTGTTAAAAAAAGCGGGCGCAAAGAGATTTCTCTCTCGCGCCCGAAGAACGCTGAAGTTGTTATTAACTTCGAAGCAATCATAGCACAAAAATTCTTTTTTGCATAGGGTAAATGTGTACCTGACACAGCCGCCCTTGACACCAGCTCGTTTTTCAGATAAGCTATCTCGGTCAATATAAAACTCCCCGGTTTCTAAACCGGCCACTTCCGCAAACACCCTCCGCTGCCAGGCTTTGGGGTGTTTTGCTTTATATGGCCTGGATTCTACAACGACTCTCGCAAATCGCCAATGGGTGGCGTTGTGTCAGGTCATGTGTCCGTTTTTGGTCTTCAGGTTCCGACATACCGCCCGCCTGGGGCGAACCGACTTTTTTTCAGGCTGTAAAATAGTTAAATCTTTACCTCCACGCCCGCCTGGGGCGAACCCCGCTCTATTAAAAGTGGGAATCGATTCCCACTTTACCTCCACGTCCGCCTGGGGCGAACACTATATTTGGGGATATCCTCCTCACCATCTCCCACCGGTTGCAGTCGCAACGCATGCGGGGGTGTGGGTGGGTCGTGGTTCGACCCTATTATCAACTGATAAAAGGGTAGTCGCAACCTATGCGCTTATGCCACCGGTGGCATCCCCCCACATCTAGCCATCGATCGGAGAGCGATATCGCTTCCGGAGTGAGCTCCTAACCCCCCACCCATGACTCTTTTAGATCTAAACCACCACCACCCCCCACTCATGCAACCCACACAGGTAGA